TGGAAGTAGTTGCGAATATTAGCGTCAACCCACTTGGTAACGAAGTCTACACACTACTAAAGAACGATGTCATCAACCGATTCTCGGTTGGCTTCTTCCCGGTAAAAGACCGGAAAGAGGGTCAAACGATTGTCAGGGAGCTAATAGATCTTAAGGAGATCTCCGTAGTCCCCTGGCCCGCCTTTGATGGCGCAAAAATAACCGAAGTCCGCAGCGAGATTGAAACCGAAGAGGTTGAAGAGATCGTTGAGACTCCTAATGAAACAGAAAGTGAAACAATGGAAAACATTGAACTTGACGTTCGCACCGTTCAGGACGAGGTTGCAGAATTGCGCCGAGTTATCGAAGCAGGGCAGACTGTCGAAATGGCAACACCAGCAACACACAAGTTCCGCTCACAAGGCGAGTTCGCAAAGGCTCTTCTAGTTGGAGACGAAGACGCAAAGGCTCTAGCCCGCGCAGCTTCTACTTCTGCAGACGCAGCAGTCATTCCTCCATTCGTAGGATACCTAGACACTCTAATCAACAACAACCGTCCAACCTTGTCCGCATTCAACCGCGGAGCACTACCAGCAAGCGGACTAGCAGTTGAATACATTCAGATTGACGCAAACACTCTAGATGTAGATCTCCAGTCTCCAGAAAACGAAGCACTTGCTTTCGGTAACTTGAGCTTCGAGGTTATGTCTGCAGACGTAAAGACCTACGGTGGATACACATCCTTCTCACGTCAATACGTAGAGCGTGCAACAATCAACACTCTAGACCAGGTATTCCAGGGTCTAACTATCGCTTACGCTAACAAGACCAACGGAGTAGTTATTACTCTTCTACAGTCTCTTAGCTACGCAGGCAAGACCTTTGATTGCCACACCGACGCATCTACAGTTGCAAAGGGTATCGCAGAAGGTTCTGCCTACATCTTCAACGCAACTGGTCTACGTCCAGAGTTCATTGTGGCTGGAGTTGGCGCTTACGTGAACCTAGTTTCAATCGGTGCAACCGACGGCAGACTAAACTTCTCCGCTAACGGAGACGGCATGAACACCATTGGATCTTCAAACATCCCTGGTCTAAGTGCTTCTCTATTCGGTCTACCAATCATCGTAGATCCACAGTTCGGTGAGTTTGACGCTCTACTATGCAACTCGGCTGCAGTTACTTCATGGGAGTCCCCAGGATCTCCATTGAGACTAAGTGCAAACGACATCACCACACTAACCGATGACGTTTCTGTCTACGGTTACATGGCAGTTGCTGCACAGCGTCAGGGTGCTCTAGTTTCACTTCAGACCGTAGCGTAATAGGTAAATAAATGTCCGTGACGTTGGCAGAGTTCCAGGCTTATGTTGGAACCGATGAGACTACATTCCCCCAGGAGTGTTTGACCGCTGGTTCCGCGTTAGTTTCGACTTACATTGGAGAAGTAGACACCGTTCCGGAGTCTCTCGAAGATCAGGCGATTCTAATAACAAGCTCGGAACTCTTCCACCGTCGCAGCGCTCCTAACGGAGTCGCTCAATTTGCTAGCTTTGACGGCGCTCCTATTCGAGTAGCCAAGGATCCTATGAACGCGGTGTATCCGTTGCTTCAAAGATACGTAGGCTATGCAGTATGAGCGAGATCAACGCGTCTAAGGTCGAGTTCAAACTTGAACTAGCGGACGCTGGGTTGAACGTTTTGGAATACATTCCAGAGCGCATAACTCCTCCAATCGTCATCATGAACTCCGCGCAACCTTACTTGCAAACCGCACAGTTTGGTGAATGGAGTTTAGGACTTGAATTAGTTTTGGTAGCCTCTACCGCGACTAACAAGAAAGCAACTGAAAACCTAGATCAGCTCATCGAGGATGTTCTGAACGCAATCGAACCTCTAAAATACGTTCGGATAACTTCGGTAAACCAGCCTTACAATCTACAAACAAACAACGCCGAGTATCTGGCAGCGAACTTGTTCGTCCAGCTCGACTTAACACTTTAGAAAGGGAGTTAGCTAAATGCCTGCTTCTACAAGAATCAAAGCTCAAAACATTCTATTCAAGTTTGGTGCTACCGAATACGCTTGCGACGCAAACATGGTTGAACTAACACTAGGGGACGCCCCTGGCGATATTCAAACGTTCTGTGAAGTTAGAGTCGGCGGACAATGGTCACTACAGCTTGACGGAATTACATCTGGAGATTCATCCAGCCTCTACCGTGTCCTTTGGGATAACTTTGGTGCAACTGCAAACTTCACCATCGCGCCTAACGGAAACGCAACTCCATCAGCAAGCGAACCTCATTACACCGGAGTCGTTACATTCGACCAGCTACCTCCATTATCTTTGGTTAGCAACGAGACTTCCGTGTTTAGCGTAACCTTGACAGTCAAGAGCACACCTCACACTCCTGCTTCTGACATCTACTACGGAGTTACAGTAGACACCACAGCTTAACCATGGCTGAATCTGGAATTAAGGTCGCTGGTCTCAACGAGGCCATACGAGCACTCCGAGCTATTGGGGTTCCCTCCGCTGAAATCGGAGCTGCGTCCCAGCAAGCAGGAGAGATTGTAGCTAACACAGCGCGATCCTTAGTTCCGGTAAGAACCGGAGCACTTAGATCTACTATCAAAGCTAAAAAGATAGCTAGAAAAGTTGTAGTTAGCGCGGGTAACAATACAAGAGTTCCCTACGCTAACCCGATTCACTTCGGTTGGAACTACGACAAGGTCAATCTCCAGGCTAAGAACATTCGTCCTAGACCATTCTTTAGCAACGCTTTAGCTAGGACTAGAACGCAGGTTTACACCCTGTTCTTTGATAACATGGAAAAGCTATTCCAGAAGTATTCAAACAAAAAACCATAAGGAGAACACAGATGAACAAGTTTGATTTTGAGAGCCTAACTCTTGAAGAAGTAGAAGTAATCGAGAACTTGACAAACCTAAGTATCGATGAAGCGTTTGGTGACGGCAAGCCTAAAGGCAAAGCCCTATCAGCATTCGTTTGGGTAGTTCAGAAAAGGACTAACTCGGACTACAAAATGGAAGATGCTAAGAAGCTAACTCTAAAAGAAGCTTTAAGCATGATCCAGGGTGACGATTCAAAAAAAGAATAAGAGAGCTATCTGCCAAAAGAATGGCGGAGTTCTGCCGGGCGATGAACATGCAACCGTCGGAATACAAGGCTCTCACATTGAGCGAGTATCAAGCGTTCATAAAAGACTTTAGCAAAAGAGGGTAAGTAAATGGCTGGAACACTAGCTCTAAACGTCGAGATTCTTGGGCAGTTTAGCAAACTAACCGCTGCAACCAAAGGCGCAACTGGTCAGCTTACTGGTCTAAGCAAGACCGCTCAATCTATCTCCAGCACGATGAACAAAGCCTTCGGGGTTATCGGTATTGGATTCTCTCTTGGATTCTTGAAGCGTGAACTAACCGAAGCAAGCAAGGCTGCCATCGAGGACGCTAAGTCCATGGAGATTCTGTCTATTGCTATGCAGAACACAGGCAAGGCAACAGCGTTTACAGTCAAAGAAGCAGAAGACTCTATCCGAGCTATGTCCTTGGAAGCAGCGGTAGCCGATGACGTTCTTAGACCTGCATACCAGAAGCTATTCATCGCAACCGGAAGCGTTACACAATCTAACCGACTTCTCCAGGTAGCTCTCGATGCTTCGGCTGCAACTGGTAAAGACCTAGACTCCGTAACCCAAGCCATGGCAAAGTCCCTAGCAGGTTCAGACACAGCCTTGGTCAAACTTATTCCATCCCTTCGCGGAGCCACGGATCCAATGGCTGAATTGGAAAAGACCTTCGCTGGAGCTGCAACCGCAGCAGCCAACCTAGATCCATACCAAAGAATGAACGTTGCCTTCGGTGAGATTCAGGAGTCCGTCGGAGTAGCCCTAATGCCAGTCCTAAACGACTTCGCAACTTACCTGGTTGATTCGGTTCCAAAGATTCAGGCATTCTTTGAAGAACTAAACGACCCAACTACAGAGCTTGGAGATGCTTGGGCTGATCTAGGAGCTACGTTCAAGACCACAGCCGACGAATTCAATAAAATGCTTGCAGTCTTTGGTCTAAGC